GGGGTCGCCGTCACTGACCCACGTCTGATCGGCGACGGGCGTCCCAACGGTGCGGAACCACTTCGTCCCGGTGGCCGTGGCGTTGTCGAGCGGAGTTATGGTCTCGCTGATGGCCTGACCGGACATGTCGGTCCCAGGAACGGACACCGTGCCGAGCACTGTGTCAACACCGGTCTTCCGGGTCAGGGTGATGGTGACGTGGCGGGCCCCGGCGGTTGGCATGGTCCCGGAGTTGGCAGGCGCGCCGTAGGTGCCGCGCTTCATGTGCGTTTCGACGACGAAACGATCGACGTCGGCGACCGGAACGGCCGCGATGTGCGAGTGTTCGTAGCCCATTACCGGCCTCGCTTCTCACCGGGGGCGGCGGTCGCCTGTTCGACGCCCGCCTCACGAGGGACCGTGGAGGTGACCTTGGCGGCTCGGAAGTTGGCGGGGTGCTGCGCGACGATCGGATCGTCGGCCCACACGAGCTGTCCGGCATGGAAGGAACCGGCGGGGCAGACGAAGCCCTCGGTCACCTCGAAGATCAGGACCTTTGGCTGCGTCGCCATGTCGCGTTCTCCTTGAGGGGAGGGTTCCGGGGCGGGGAAGAGGAGCCGCCCCGGACCTCACTGGGTGGGCTTACAGGATCGTGGTCAGGCGCATGCCGTCAGCGTTGAACGGCCAGCCGTTGTTCCGCCACTGGGCGTAGAACCCACGGACGCCGTTCGGGAGAGCGGACGCCTGGTCGAACATGTGCGGGATGATCTCCACGTTCATGCCGACGCGGTCGACGATGACGTAGTTCTTCGGGTCACCGAAGCACATGAACACCGTGTCATCCACGAGCGCATACGGCGCGCTCGGGACCTCCCACACCGGGTACCGGAGCAACTGGAGCCCGGTGTTTCCGGTGGGGGACTGCTGCGGGTAGCTGACCGCGTTGTAGTACTGGCCGCCGAAGAGCTGGCCGCCAGACGTCTCGAGCGCCTGCGTGGCGCGGATCCATGCGCGGCTGCCGAACCACGCGGCATTGGCACGCCACCGGATCGGCAGCGCTGCCTCCAGCGCGTAGATGTCGCCAATCGCGTAGGTGACGTGGTTTGCGGTCTGAATGTGGGTGAACGCGATCGTCGCGTGCGGGGAGAACATGCCCCACGCGAGGACGGTCGTGCCAGCGCCGAGCGCGAACGATGCCTCTTCCTCGGTGTCCTTGGCCTCGCCAATGAGCTTGGCGATCTCAGACGCGAGGTCTGGGCGGTCCTGGCCCATCTCGATCGAGTACTGGACGAGCGACTGCACCCGCTGGACCGTCACGGTCGGCCGGGTGAACGTCGGCGAGGCGTCCGCCACGACGGCAGCTTCGGCGACGCGGGTGGCCGTGACTGCCGAGGACGCGACGGCGTTCCACACGTTCGTGCCGACGATCGACTCCACGCGGCAGGCCGCACGGAACGGGTTGACGGCGGTGTGTGCCCCGAAGGGAACGATGGTCGGGTCGAACGCGGCCGGGACCGCGTAGTTGCCGAGTGCCGTGTCGTGGACTTCGAGGGCAGCGCGCTCCTCAGTCGTCGTGGGCATGCCCGCGAGGACCTTGTTGAAGCCACGCCGATAGGCCGGACTGTTCGTCCGCAGGATGCGGCGGGCGAGCTCGCTGTCCGGCGTGTCCTTCTCATCCAGCAGGTACTGGATGTGGGCCTTGGCCTTGTCGGGATCGGTGTCCGGGTGCGGGTACGTCGAGATCTCGGCGGACCGCATCGCGTTGTCGCGGAGCGCCTGGTGGCGCCGCTCGGGTGACCCGGCACCGTTGACGATGCGGGTGATGTCGTAGATGTCCGCCTCGGACACCGTGCGGACGATGGTCGGAGGCGTGTAGGCCCGCACGACTTTCGCCGGATCGGCGGCGTAGGTAGCGAGCTGTGCCTGTCGCGCGTCCCATGCGGCGATGTCGCGTTCGAGGGTCTGAGCCTCGTTGGTGTCCTCGTCCCAACGCGTCTGTGCATCGGGCGGCAGGACGCCGGGGTACTCGACCGCCTGTCGCTCCAGGCCGGTCCTGAGTTCGGAGAGGCGGGAGGCCTTCTCCTCGCGGGTGACGTATTCCACGGTGCGGTTCTCCTTGCCGGCAGCGGCCGGAGTGGGGGATGGCCGTGGAGTGTCCGCGCGCATCGGCTCCGGGGGAGTGACGGGCGGCGGCTCGACGGGCGGGATCGCGGCTCCGGGGACCGGAGTGCGGGCTACCTGAGCGGATCGCAGCAGTGACTCGAAACTCTCGGGATCGCGGCTGCGGATGCGCTGGTAGTACTCGTCAGTGGTGGAGCGGACACCGGCTGTTGCGTTCGGGTTGGCCGGGAATGTCACCGGGCCGAACTCGTACACGCGCGCTTCGGTGATGGTCCGCTCCGGGAGGGCGGTCGGGTTGTAATCGGACTGTTCGGGGGAGTTGTCCCACTGGTCTTTCTCGACGGTGAACCGGAAACTCGAGCCGTAGGCTCCCGCCCGGAGTCCGGGGACGAGGTCCCGGTTGTACGACGTGTCGAACAGCGGCACGGCGTAGGCGGCGCCCTTGCGGTCCTCGTGCAGATCCTCGATCGTGCCGAGCACCTTGTTGCCGATCTGCGGATCCATGCCGTGGTCGTACAGGACCTTCATGCTGTCGCGGCTCTCGGCGATCGTCTTGCGGAACGCGCCGTGCTTGAGCGACTCCATGAAGTGGCCTTCGAACATGGAGTCCACTTCGTACCAGTCGCCGAACGTCGAGAACCGGCCGAACATCGTCGGCATCGCGGCGGGATCATCGCCGCGGCATTCGATGGCGGGTGCCTGAGCCCGGATGATGGCGAACGGGAGACGCGCGGGCGGCGCCCCGGCGAGGTCTTCGGGGTTCATGTGGCGCCTCCTGTGGGCGGCGTGGGCTTCGCGTCCGGCTCCATGTCCGGCTGCATGTCGGGAGGGATGGTCGGCTCGGGCGGCTTGGCGCCCGGTTTCTGCAACTGGACGGGAAGCAGACCCGTGTGCTTGCCCTTGAGCACGCGAAGGTCGCCGGACGTGACGGCCATCACCACGTCATCAGGCTCGAACCCGCCGTCGACGAGCGTGCGGATCGCGGTCGCGTTGAGGCCCTGCACCTCGGCGGCGTCCCGCACGTCATCCTTGAGTGCCGGGATGTCGCGGTCGTCGTACCAGAGGGTGGCCCGGTCGGGCGGCGGCACGATCGCCTCGAGCGACCCGGCCGCGTTGCGCCAAAGCGGGCGCACGGTGATATCCGCGAAGCGCCGCATCGATGCCTGGAAGTTGCCGGCGTTGAGCGACGAGCCCTGCAGCCCCTCGGAAAGTCCGGCCACGACGGGCGGCACGCCGGCGGCTTCGGAGATGCGCGTTTCACTCGCACCCTGCACGGCCTTGAAGTCGAGTTGCTGCAGGTCCTTGCCGACGACGGTGGCCGTCTCACCGCCACGGAGTACGAGCGTCTTGTAGGCATTCAGGACGCCGGTATGCCGTTCACTGATGGCCGCGCGAAGCTTGCCGATCTGATCGTCGGTGTATGCCTTGTCGACGGTGACAATCATGTTCGGCGTGGCGCCGAGTTCGAAGAACTTCAGCTTGTGCTCGGTCGCCGCCTTGTCGCTCATGACCTCGCGGATGATCGGCCAGACCCACGGCATGCCCATCCCGTTCGGGCGCATCGGGTCCTGCGTCGATACGAAGTGCGCGAACTCGGCGGCAGGGAACAGTTGCAGATCCCGGCCGAGCCCCGGACCGCCCGGCTGGTAGACGATGGCGACCATTACGGCATCCACGTCCCACGCCGCGACTTTCGCGTCCGCCAGGCTCCCGAAGACGACGCCGACCCAGTCCGGGCGCAGTGGGCGGAGCGTCCCGTCCGGGCGCCGGAGGACGAAGCAGTCGCCGCCGAAGTCGGCGTAGAGCAGCATCATCGTCAACAGGTCGGAGGTGACGGCCTTCGGCCATGGCTTCTCGAGGCTCGCCAGGGCCGTCGTGCCGAACAGATCGCCCGGCCGCCCCGAGTTCATGCGCCGCCACTGGAAGCGCGCTTCGCTGAACAGGTTGACGCGCGCCATCTCGCAGGCGAACACGGCGGGGTTGGCCTGGAACATCCCCTGCACGTAGCCGGGGAACCCGTGTCCCATCGTCTGTGGCTCGCCGATGAGGGTCTGCAGCGGGTACTGGCGCCCGTTGAAGTTGAGGAACGGCCAGGCCGTGTCCGTCATGTCCGGCATCGCGGGCCACGAGGCAACGCGCGAGATGGGGCCGACGAGGGAACGGAAGAGACTCATCGGGCGCTCCTCAGGTCAGCGAAGCCGAGCGCGAGCAGGGACAGGCCCACCGCGACGAACGCCGCGGGCGCGAAGACGAGGGCAATACCGACCGCCACGAGGGCTACCCCGGCGAGGATGTAGAGCGTGGCGACGGTCGAGCGGGTCATGCCCATATCGCCACGGGGTCAGGGAGGGAGATGGACGTGGAGACGCCGGCCGCAAGCGCATCACGGCGCGCCTGCCATGCAAGGATCGCCGCCACGGCACCGTCGATCTTGAGCGGCGACATCGGCGTTTCCTTGCGGATCACCCACAGGGGAGCGCCCGAGTCATCGCGGAAGCCGAGCCAATGCCGGGTTGCGTTGCCGATGTGGGCAGAGAGGACAGCGTCCCCGGAGTGAGAGAGCTCGCCGTCATTGACTGCACGCTCGAATGCCATGCAGGCGTTGGCCATCTTCTTGAGACTGGCGGTCCACCACTCAAGCACGCGATCCTTGCCATACCGGCCGGACCACGTCGCTAGCCACGACTCCCACTTGGGCGGGTCGCCGTACAGGCGCCAGACCTCCCACGTGTCGAACAGCGTCCCGACGGTGGCATCCACTTCGTCCACGGGGACCGCCGGGGGGGGCGTCCATATCTCGAGCGGCCACAGGTAGCCGGGCTCGATCTCGCACCCGACGAGGGCGGTAGCGTCGTCATATCGGGAGCCGTCGAACCCGGCGGCAACCGCGGCACCCGCGGGGACTTCGTGGATCTTCGCGAGCGCGTCCCACTTCGCGAGGTCGAACGCCTTGCCGGCACCGGCCACGAGCTTGTTGCCGTAGAAGCGAGCGGCCTGCGCGGCGTCGCGGGTGACGAGGTCGGCGGCCTCGGCTTCCACCGCGTCCAGGTCGACGTGTCCACCCTGCTCGCGCCGGGTGTCCTTCGGATAGACGATCAGGTGGATCTTGTGCCGTTCGCGCTTGTCCCCGTAACTGAGGTTGGCCGGCGGCTGATCGAACTGGCGCCAGACATCGGCGGCCGTCGACTCGAACTGCAGTTGGGCGACCGAGTGTTCGGACGGGTCCCACGCGTTCGAGGTGAGCGCCGCACGCCCACCCATGCCGGACAGACCGCGGTACTGCGTGTCGGCGAGCTTGACCATCCCGTTCGACGCGGTCCATACCCCGACCTCGTCCTGGGGGACGAACGTCACGCGCTGTCCGAGTCTGGAGTGAGCGGATGACGTGACTGTGTCGATCCGTCCGCCGCCGGGTAGGCGAATGAACTCCTCGCCGGTGTGGGGGATCAGGTCATGCAAGGGGCCGTCGTCGATCATCGGCCGCAGAGCGTCATAGGTGTTCTCGGTCGATTCCTGCGAGAACGCCGTGATCTGAATGAGCGGCGTGGGCCACTGCATCCCCATCGGCTCGCCCTCGAGATAGACGTACTCCCAGCCGCACCGGCAGCCATGGTCGGCGCACGCGTAGCCGTCGTTGGGACCGGCCCAGCCCGCAAACAGGACGGGACCGACGCCTTCCGCACACACCTGGGCGGCAATGAGGGGGTTCTTTCCGACTTTCTGCGGGCCGACGAGGAGGCCGCGGCGGTAGACGAACGCCGATCCGAGGATCGGGTTGATCGGGTCGAACTCGACATCGCCGCGGACGGTGTAGAAGGCGGCGACGAACCGGAGTTGGTAGTCGTACAGGCGGAACCAGCGCCCCTTGCGGAACCCGTCGGGGACGATGCAGTGCGCCTCGATCCACGAGGGCACCACGGCCATGGTCTGCGGCTCGCCGACGGGCTTCATACCGCCCTCAACCGGCTACGGATGTCCGCGACGGGCTCGGCATCGGTGATCTGCGGGCGACTCGTGCCCGTTTGAGGCGCGATGATCCAGCGCAACCGCAACATGCCGCCCGCGGAGATGCCAAGCTCGTGCATGAGCTGTCGAACGAGCGTCCGGGAGGCCACAATCGCCTTTGGACGCTCCGCGACGGCCAGCGCGCGGACGTACAGGGCCACTTCCTCGGCCTGCCCGTTGCGTTCCCACATGACGGCCTGCGGACGGGCCCATTCTCGGGTCCACAACGCCCGTTCACGGGCCGTTGGACGCGAAAGTGGCCACGTCGGAGCCGGTCCGT